TTCCCCACAAAAAGGTGGGGGGGGGAAAAAGGGGGGGGCAGAAAAAGGCGGGCAGCCTTCTTGGCCTTTTTGTAACAGAAATTATGCCGCGGTGTAAACGCCGTCCTTGATGATGTAGACAAGCGGGCTCTTGGCAGGCGCGCCGCTGGCGTCCCAGGTAATGCCCTTGCCGGTCAAGCCTTCCAGTGTGATCTCAGTAAAAGCGGCCTTCAGGGCGTCGCAAATGGCGGACGCATCCATGTCGGCTGTAACGCCGGCCTTCTCCACAGCCGCGTGGATGGCGTAAATGGCGTCATAGGCATCGGCCGCGAACTGATTAGGGTCCTCGCCGTAGGCTTCGTTATAAGCCTTTACAAACGCGGCCGTTTTGTCATCGGTAGCCGAAGCGGTGAACGGAGTCATCAGCATGACATCCTCGGCCAGACTCGTGTCGAAGTTCTCCACAGACACCAGACCATCCAGACCGTCGCAGCCAAAGAACACCGGCTCATAGCCGATCTTGTCAGCCTGCGTCAGAATCAGGGACGCCTCGGTGTAGTAAATGGGCAGGAACACCAGCTCTGCGCCTGCAGACTGGGCCTTCTGAATCTGGACTGTGAAGTCCTTATTGCTGTCGGCGGTAAACGCCTCGTCGGAAACGATCTCCAGGCCCTTTTCCTGCGCCTCGGTCACGAACGCATCGTGAATGCCGGAGGAATACGGGTCAGAACTGTCATAGATGACGGCGACCTTTGCCGCAAGGCTGTTCTCAACGATATAATCGGCGGAAAGCGTGCCCTGCTCCGGGTCGGAGAAGCAAACGCGGAACGCATTGTCGTTTGCGATGCAGCCTTCAGCGGAGCCAGACGGCGTCAGCTGGAACATATTGTCGTTTGCCGTCTCGGCCGCAACGGCGATGCAGGGATTGCTGGTGACGGTGCCCATCAGGATCTGCATGCCCCAGTCCTTCAGGCTGTTGTACGCGTTGATCGCCTTCTCGGCATCGTTCTCGTCATCCTCGAATTTCATCTCATACTGCTGGCCGCCCAGCGCGTTGATCTCGGCAATGGCGATCTCCGCGCCGTTCTTCACGGCATTGCCGTAAACCGCGGTGCTGCCTGTAACAGGGCCGATACCGCCGATCTTAATGGCCGCGCCGGAACCCGCCGTGCCGCCGGACGGCGCGGTGGACGCCGGTGTGCTGGAGCCGGAACCGCCGCACGCCGCCAGCGAAAAGGCGAGGCAGAGGGCCAGCGCTGCGCTCAGAAACTTTTTCATACTTTCTTCCTCCAATGTTTCAAACTTTCCATACACAAAGCTTCCAACAAAGCCTTTGATAGGAATTGAATCTATTTTAACGCGGAAGATGCACAAAATTCAATACACTATTTTTACATACTTTTCTTTGCTAAAGCGTTCAATTGTGTGATATTGCATAAAAAAACAGAAAAAAGCTCCGTCGCTCCCGTACATCCGGGCAAAGTTGTCCGCCGTAGACGTATATTCACTCTCTTTTTTGCACAAGAATGCACACGGCAAACGGAACCGAGAAGGCCAATTTCACCGTCACGCCTTTCCGGTCTCGGTTTCCGGTGCAAAACGCGGGGCCGGTTTACGGCCCCGCACATCGTTCTCGCGCATCGTTCATTTGCTCTCTGGAATGCTTTAAAATTTTCTTACAGCCCCCATTTCCATAGTATTTTTCGCCCTTTCGTACATGCAATACGCAAAATCTTATCGTATGGCTTTAAATTCTCCCCGCACACAGGACAGATCGATACATTATTCCTAACCATATCACACCTCACAGTGCCGGAGTTGATAATTCCTATACTACAATATATTCTCACAAATATTAATTCAAATAACGGAAAGGAGAAAACAGTGCTCATAAAATGCCTGAGTGCGAATAACAAGTAAGCGATAAGGCTTTGTCGTACCCACACCACGGATACCCTATATAAACTAAGCCTCAACCTCGAAAGCCAAAAAGAGGTCCTCAAAGAAAATGCCCCGATGCAGACGTATGTATTAAAAGCCGGCGCTATAACAGTTCGAGGCAATCTTATATACACCCCTGCGCACAAACCGCACGATGGTGGAAAGCACTTTGCAGCAATGGCGGAGAACCACAAAGTCGATGGGTGCGCCATCAAGTACATGGGTGGTTACGAAATAAACGATCTCGCTAAAAGCGTATACACTGAACGTGAAATTTCTTGGCTAAAAAAGGAACAGAGCTTTTGGGCTATCTGCACACGCTTTTCAAACGGTTTGGAATTTTTTAAGTAAAAAACAAAATATTCCCAAAAATTAAATCATAGTACAATACTTCGAATTGAAACAATTGTATAATACAGGCATGAAACACATAACAAGCCCAATATGTTATGTAAAACAAAACAATTATGGGAGGAACTGTCCATGGAAACGATGACACCCAAAGAAAGAATTGACGCAGTTATTAAGCACCAAGCTGTAGACCGCACTCCTTTTACCGTAGTCGATGGCGGAGCATGGATTGCTAAAACAGAGGGCGTGACATATCGGGAGCTATATAGCAGGCCGGACAGCGGGGCTTCATCTGTTGTAGATTATCTCAACAAAATTGACAGTGATATGATCAGCGCAGTTTCTGGAGTTTTCACTGCATGCCTCAACGCATTTGGCTGCCCAATCAGTATTGATAAAATTGGAGGTGCAATCGATACCGGCTCTGTTTTTAAAGATCCAATAAACGAGATTCCGCAACTCAATAGAGAAACAATTCGTGATACCCTTCTTGCTAATGATTTTGTTCAAAAAATGATAAATCAGACACGGCATGTCAAGGTCCTGGTGGGAAATCAAAAATATATATTCGGAGATATAGCAGGGCCATTCACTATGGCAGCCGTCATGGTCGGAACAAGTGACTTTATCATGCTCATGCTGGAGGAGCCGGAAATTGTGCATGAACTGCTGGATTTTACGGTATGCGTCAGTGCTGAAATGTTCACATTATTGCACGAGAACGGGTGTGATATAGCTTTCCCTGCAGAACCGGTTGGAAGCGGCAGTTTGATCAGCCAAGAAATGTTCGAAGAATGGGTTATTCCATCATTAAAAAAGCTAAAAGAAAAACTCCCCTTTTATAAGTATTTTTACGCCCATGTTTGCGGCGCATCCGGAAACCGCGTTGCAGCATTACGCGAATGCGGAGTGAACGTATTTTCGGTAGATTATCTTGTGGACTTCGAAAAGGCTGTAGAGGCAGCAGGCGAAAAAATGGTTATGATGGGAAATATCAATCCAGCCGGCACGCTCCTTACCGGTACGCCCAGCGAAGTTTACAAAGAGGCATGCGAACGGATAAAAATTGCAAACGGGCATTCTCACATTCTTGCCCCCGGGTGTGATTTGGGTGCAGATACTCCGTTGGAAAATGTCAAAATGCTTTCCAAGGCTTGCAAAGATATGGCCTGAAAATCAAACGCCCATTTGTCTATCAAAAATATACATCATATAAAATAGAGCGTAAGAATGCGGTGCAAAAATAGTGTAGGGATAGTGTATGCAACTCATACACTATCCCTACACTATTTTACTTCCGCGAAAAAACTCAACCCTTGATTTTACTGGCTTTTTCTGCACGATTCAGAATTTTCTCGTAACCGCCGCTTCCATATTGGATACGGAAAGTCTAGCTATATAGCGACATTTTGCGCAAAAGTATAGAAATAGTGTACGAGTGTTCCACACTTTTGTCACTCCAGTAAAAATTTATCAAGTTTTATAGCTTGCCTTTTATATGTAATAATATTACATTACAGTGGCTTTTCTCAAGCAGTTTATTTTTTGCTCATAGATGAGCTGTCCTTATTATACTGTGCCGAACTGATTCCAAGGAGGACCCCCAAGAAAGTATCAACGGCAGTAATTGTGCCTACGACCTGCTCTCCGTAGGGCAGTCCCCAAATGCCAGCCAGTGCGAAGTACAATGTGCCGACAGCCGGAAGAAAATACTGCGCAATCCACTTAAGGATGTCATACACTTTATTTGTCATTTTCATAACTATACCTCCTGCCTATTTTCCAAAATTGTAATACGGGTTTCGTGATCTCCGATACGTTCATCTTGATCATCGTTATGCTTCCATAAGCGACGATGGCTTTCTTTGGCGTCCATTTTTTGAGCGGCTAACTCTTTTTCAAGTCGATCCAAAATCACATTCGAACGAGCTATATTACCGTTCAGTCTAATGATTGGAGCCCCAACGGTCACGAACAAACCAACTAAAGCAACGATTACACCTACTACTGTCCATTCCACTGTCTTCACACCTCCGCGACGTATGCTTTAACGTCAGCGAGGCGTTTTTCGACAGAATTTTTTTCGGCAGCCATATCGGCCAGTTTTTTCTCAAGCTCGGATGTGTCAACATGCGGAGCCTGTGCCATACATGCCGTAATGGCATCCCCAGCAGAAAGAGATACAATCTTGCTTCGATCTTCCAGAACAACAGCATATCGCTTCTTATCTCCAGCCTGAATGCGCACCCAATGATACACTCCATCCGTGCCAACATCGCTCTGAATCGGGTAGAACACCCCTTTCACGAGCCTTCCGTTATTAAAAGCACGGTCGACAGAATTTACGTTTGCCTCGGTGAATACTTCACAACGTTCGCTTGTGACTTCCAGAAATTCCATATCATTCTCCTCCTTTTTTACATCTCGTTTCCAAGAGTAGCCGCCATCTTTCAGGATCTGGACATCTCCGCCAACCCACAGGGCGTCCCAAATATTCACCTGATTTGGAGTACAGTAGGTACCAGCTCCATTTTGAACCTGATAAGCGATATTCCGGCCTCGGCTCGCTTCAATGTGAAGATGTGCGCCAAAACGGTTCGGACGACCACCACCAAATCCACCTTCATCGCCGATTTTCTCGCCCTGATGTACGATTTGGCCTGTTTTTACATCCAAAACGTCATCGTGCATGAACGTGAGTGTCATATAATCAACCACGCCGTTAGCGAATTCGACCGATTCCAAGGATTCTAAGTACGACTCGTGAGAAGAATCCTTACGGACACGCACAAACTTGCCAGTAAAAGGAGCGTAAATAGGGTCTTTTCCGGTATCCTTTCCGCCGAAGTCCATCGCCTTACTGCCTGCGTGGCTCCCGGTATTCGGCCCTTGCGTTACCCGCAGGAACTCCATGGGAAATCTTGCTCGTTCCATAGCTTGTCCTCCTTTACAGCCCCAGCGCGGCAAGCTGCTGCTCGATGTAGGTGCGCTGCTCTAGCTCGACCACAAGGTGCATTTCTTCAACGACCTGCCCGGTGGCAATGTCTGTTTTGCTCACGCGCTTTTTACCGATGCTCGCCACAAGGCAATAGTGCTGGTACAGTGTGTCGTAGATCATATCGCCCTTTTTCACACCCTTAGCCAGGTCGTCCTCATCGGCAATCCTTGTCAGTCGAATTTCTTCAGTCGCAGTTTCATCCATGAACGCGGCCTCGAACTCAACCGCCGTCATGGCATCCTCTCCCATGTGGATTTCCATGCGGCTGCGGGCGTTCGGGCTGCCGCTCGGATAGATTGCCGTACCATCCAGGGCATCGTATCTTTTTCCATTTTTCAGTGTGATTTTCAGCATTTTTCGTTCCTCCGTTCAAAGCAAATAGCATCCATTCATTTGAATAACCGCATTTAAGCCTCTCGATGTAGCTCCGGAATCTACTTCTAATATCAGATAGTAATTCCCGTTGGCCGAATTTATGGTAAAAATATCACCGGAGCCAAAAGTAACATCGTACCCGCCAAGCGATTCTCCGGTGTCGTGATATATAAGGCGTTGAACCCAATTTCCGTTAATGTCGCCAAGAGATACCGATACTTTCGAAAAGGCATTGGTGATGTAAGCGCGCAGAGCGGAAAAGTACAGTTTTGAATAACCAATCGAACTGAACGGGCCGAGTATAGCACGTCCCCATCCTCGTTCAGTGCCACCGAATGCGTCCACCTTTATATCCGATCCGTTGTTCGTCACAGTGAAATATGGACCGTACCCAAGATTTTGCGTTTTAGCAACTGGTATTCCGGGGTATACTTTCTGCTGACGCTGCCATACAAGCACATCGTTGAAATAATACTTTTTTAACTGCACATCGTTAAACCGAATATAGCTCGACTCGGGGATAAGTACGTCATTTTGGCGATAACTCACGTCGTTCCCCCCTCCTCAACTGTAATACACCCATAGATCCGAACCATTCAGACCCATGGAAAGGTTCCTTGCGCGATCAGATGTTGTTGCGTGGTCGGCATACAGCGCAGCGTAATATTTCCGCGTGCCATCTTTGTTGTTTGCCCCGGTAAAAGGAAAATACCACGTATTCCGGTTGCTCGGACCGGGGTTATCTACAACAGGCGTAAGTCCAGCAAGTTTTGATGAGTCGGCTGCTTTCTCTGTTTTACCCAAGGCGCCAATTGAAGCAGGTGTTGGTTTGTTGTTGTCCGAATAAACGCGCTTTCCTTGTTCTTTCAGCTGCTTCGAGAAATTCACATTCATATCCCGATCCCAGGAGAACAGATAGTCGCCTCTCACCATATCATTGGGAGCACTCCATGCGTTGTCGCCATAAAATCGAATGTCGTTAATAGTTGGAGATGTTGTGGTGCTATTGCCGAGTTTGGTGGTCCGGAATGTCATTCTGTATTTGTAGTTGTTTCCGGTCTGGCTAACACCGCCACCAAATGTCCCGTAAGGAAAGTTGATCACATTAGGCCCTGACCATCCGTTGAGAGGCACATCCTTACGAATAAACGAAAAAGTGTCTTTTGCGCCAATTGTAGATCGTTCCAAATCGAGCGTACAAGTATGTGAGCCGATCGAAAACCAAATGTACAGCTGATCAAAGCTTACATAACGGTCCAGAGGTTCAATTGTGATACGTACGCAGTCGTTTGTGGAAACCGGCGAACTTTTTGACAACCCAACATGAGTGTCGCACGTCAGTGCGAATAAATCGCGTTTCTGTACTTCGCTCAGGCCGTAATCTTCCCACGTTTTTCCGGCATCGGACGAATATTCTACAGTGATGCAGTTTGCAGGAAGAAAGGCACTTTTAGGACTACGTGCCGTATTGATTTGAGAACGATCGACAGCGGCGATTCCGCCGCTCCAGTTGTCACTTGGACTTCGCACGATGTTGAGAGTAGAATGATTATGTTTTACACTGGCCGCGCCAATAGAGGCGGGCGTGTGAGAATGAGACCGCAGCGAGTAGCGGGCCTCTATTTTCGACAATGCGTAGCTTAACCGCTGAAGCGATACCCATTTCATACAACATCACCTCATCCAGCGGAAAGGTCAGTGAATATCTTGTCGATCTCGGCGTTGGTGCATTCTTCTATTGTGAACGCACCGCCAAGCGCGTCCCAAGCTGTGCCGTTCCACGCAACGTTCGTGCCGGCAGGGCCATAGGAGGACGCAGCTTGGATGTCATAGACGTCGCCCGCCACCTGGCCAGAGGCAGGCAACTTTGAAGCATCTGCGACAGAACCCTTGTAACGGTACATCTGCGTAATATCGCTCTTGAGCGCGTAGGAAGACGCTGCGCCGAATCCGTCAAGCTTTGTCTTATCCGCCGCCGACATGAGGCCATCGGCAGACTGCGTGACCGGACTGTATTTAGTGTCGTTATCCGCGCCCCATACCGCCGTGCCGTCGGCAGACCAGCGAAGGATCTGTCCGGACGCGCCGCCCGTTGGAATGTGCTTACTGCCGGAGCTCGTGGGATGTACATATTTGTTAGCGCCCGCAGCGATCCCGTCGAGCTTATCCAGGTCGGCCTGCTCAATCTGGTCCAGCACTGTCTTGTTGCCGTGGCTATGATTGCCCTCGCTGGCAGAATTGACCTTTTCCCTCAGAGCAGCATCCAGGTCCATCTCAGAAACTTGGCTTTTGCCCGCCAGCGCTCCGGTCGGTACGGAAACATTCACCTTGCGTGCAGCGGATGGCGTCAAGTCCGATCCATTGACCTGAACGCCGACAATAATATTTTTCTCCGCAGCCGCCGGTGCATGAGCCGCCTGACTGTGTGTGTACGCTGCATCGTAGTTGCCCTTGAGCGCAGCAGTCAGGTCATTGGCGGAAAGGCCCTTGCCGTCCACTTTGTCAACTTTCCCTTGCAGCAGCGTGTGTATTTTGCTGATTGCATAGCGCAGCTTATCAAGAGATACCCATTTTGTAGCCATAATCAAAATCTCCTTTTCTGGAGTCCTAACTCCCTAAAAATGTTGTCAATATCTTCGTTAGTCGCCTCTTCGAGGACCGGTTCGGTGCCAGTAGAGGGTACGCCGGTATCCATATACTCACCTTGCACCGGGTCGTATATCCACCAGGTTCCAGATCGAATTTCGGGGTATGTTTCAACGGCTTTTTCGGCTCCATCGCGCATTTCTTCAGCTTTCAAGGCGCTATTTTCTGCGGATATTGCCGCTGATTTCGCTGCATCGCTGTGAGATTTCGTTTGTGCAATTATTTGATCGATTACGCTCGGCGTGATGCCTTCGCTTTCTTTTCCGTTTGTTTCGGAATGATCTCTGACATAATAAGGAACATCCAGGCTGATTCGGCACACACCATCATCAATACCAGAAAACACAATGCGGCCCGTGGCAATTGATGTAGCTTTCGCCGTAGCCTCCGGTGGTACATCAATACAGCCGTCCTCGCCTAATAGCATTCTGACAGGTGGTTCTCTTGGTGGACAGAATGTGACGGTAATAGCAAGGGTTCTCCAGCTATCATCTGCGGTAACGTGCAGCCGCTCTATTCCATAGCTACCACGCGTTCCTAGTATCAGATAACGTTCGCCTATTACCGATGCTTCATAATCGCTCAAGCCTACTTCGTGAAGCATGTGAACACCTCCTTTATAGCTTCACCACCACAAGCCGGCCTCCCACGAACGCGAATTAGGTCGGGCGTAACAAAAGATGCGCTTTCTCGACGGTTTCGTCGGCCACACATTATTTTCCAATAGCCCATGTTTACTCCCCACCTTTTTAATCAACTGTAATACACCCATAGATCTGTTCCGCTCAATCCCATGGAAATAGAATTGTTATTCACTTTGGAAAGCCCCACTTGGTCTTTGGTGTGCGTGTGGCTGCTGTTGGCCTTGCCATTCAGCTTGGTGTTCATTTCCGTTTCGGTGTAGTAACGGTCGTCATGGTTGTGCGTGGACGGTGCAAACGTGCCGGGCTTACCTGTCACACCATCCCAAGGAACAGCCGCTGCCTTATCTACCACGCCGTCGCCGTCCGCATCGTATGTGGTCTTATCCATTTTAGATGCTTGTAGATTACCAGCAGCATCCTCGGAGAGCTGATTTTTCATCTCATTGAACCAAGTATTAAAGGCATCTGTATTGCTGCTAAGCCATTCAGCCCACTGAGCGCCCCACTGAGCGACCAGCTTGTCGATATCCATACCTTCAAGAACACCAGTTACGAATGGGCACTCCGAGGTGCCAACAGCGTTTGTAATATTGCTCTGAGAAATGGAGGTCGCACCTTTGGGCACCAAAATATAAGCAAGAGGATGTTGATTAACAAGCTCGCCTTTCGCCATGCTGGGCTTTACTGGTTTACTCGATGGAGTACCTTTTAGAATTTTAATTGTGTTTTTGCGAACTTCGGTGCTATTATTAACCTCCAGAACAATCGCGTCAATTCGATTTAGGAGGACGTCCGAGTTCGCCAGTGTAAGCGGCAACAGAGAATCGTTCAATGTCCATGTATGGTTAAACCACGCTCGCCCAATGCCAACAGTAATTCCCATACCACCGGATGATTTTACATTCAACGCATCGCCAATGGACATATACACGCCGTCCACAATGATGCCATCAAATATACTCGACATCTCAAGAGCGTTGTACTTTCGATCGCCTTTTATCGAGTTGTAAAAACCATATGTTACACTCATGAAATATGAATCTCCTTTCCTATACTCAAGTTACGGTCGAAAGCGTGGGGTAAGTAACAGTGCCTTGTGTATCAATAGCCGTTACAATTTCCGAAATTCTAGCCCTACTCTCCATTCCGTACTCATTAGCGATTTGAACAATATCGCCGATGAAAAAATCCTTACCGTATTCGAACATCTTTGTCATTTCGACTTGGCCCTCAAATGATTGGGCAGCTACACTTTCTGCCAATTTCTCATCGCCACGCTGAGCGAGTTGCTTCTTATATTCTTCGTCCGAAAGAGTGACATTGTCTTCTGTCGTAGTCGAAATATCACGTGCATCCACAAACAGCTCTCGACGCTCCAAGCCACTTCCCTCGCCGACGGAGGTGTTTTTTCGTTCGGCACCCTCTCCCTCGCCGGCAACCAGCGCAACATTCTTATATTCTTTTTTGGATTCGAGATAATTGCTATTGGCAATATTTTCAAATTTGGGTGAAAATACGACGTAAGGATTTTCCGTCTGAGCATAAGTACGGTCAGCACCAGCGTAGAGTTTAAAGACGAACTGCTTCTTATCGTTCAACGTGACCTTGAAACCAAGTCCTGTGAGTCGACAAATTTCGGAGATAACATCATACAAATTGTCTCCAGTGAACTGCGCTGTAATTTTCGGCTCTGTGACAGCTTTCTCGGCGCTTGTCTCGAATACGAAGTTTGGGATTTTGCGGTTGACATCTTTTGGAGAAATAACATTTTCATCAAGAAGCTTTTTAATGCAATCCTGTACGCTCCCATCCAAAAGAGTTTGAGTCCACACGATACGTCGTGAAAGAAGAGATTCTAACGACCGACCTGTAATGGTAACGCTGTTACCGTTTTCTGGGTCTGTATCAATTAGAACCTCTTCAATAATCATGACGTGCTCAGACGAGCGGCTTTGTAAATAATAATCCATTTGCAGCAGAGACAGCGCCTGGTCTGTAACGGATGTGTATATCTCAAAGTCCCCATATTCGTCGTATCGGTCCGTCCATATAAGGGAATTAAAGGTATCAACGATGTCATTGGCTTCCAGAGTCTTATCTAAAACCCAAATATCCACGCTTATACCCCCTCATAGATGATGTTGTTATAGACTGTAAAATATAGCATCTCCGAACCTTTTTCAGCCGTATAAGCAAGGATGTTATCGCCTTTCACCAGCTGAATCCATGAAGAATCCTTTGTAAGGCAATTGAGAATGTTCGTCCGAACGCCATTCCGGAGCAAAGTGACAGACTTCTTCCCTTTCACAGTGCAAATGTAAATATCGTCACCTGCAACAATGGTCGAGCCAGTAATCGATTTTAGCTTTTCTGTATCTATTTTGATAAATTCCCGCGTTCCCGTATTGTAGATCGTAACGTTCTCCACTGTACCGATTGCGTGAATTTGAATCGTGACGCCGATTTCGCTGTCGCCGTTATAATAGACCGTTTGTTCCTGTGCAACCTCGATTTCAGACATAATGATGTTACGTTCCTCGTTTGAACCGTTTTCTGTTTCATTCGAAAACTCAAACTCAAACATCGGGACAACACCGCTGAAGACCATTGCGTTCGCTTCCGTCGAGTAGAAGTATGGATCAGGGCACATGATTGAAATTTGCGTGTACTCGTTCTCGTCGAAAATAACCGGTTCATTCGACTCTACGTAGCCTGCAATATAACAAGACCGATTGTCCGTCTCGAAGGTAAGGATTAACTCTTTTTTAATTGGAAAATACTTATAGGACTTCTGACGGACGGTCTCAATGTCCGGAGCAATCATGAAGCGAAGTGTCATAACGATATTTCGTGTCCCAAGCCGGGCCGAATTATATAGCGACCCATCGCTCGACGTAAGCTCTGTGACATTGATATCCGCTTTTCCCGGACCAATTCCGGTAATGTCGGTAATGGCAATACCGGAATCATACGGGTTCGTGAGTTCCATCTTCAGACTTTCACCGAGATAGTTTGTAACAGTGACCGACTTGATCATCGTTTACTCACCGTTCCTTTCATCGCCGAGAATTGATTCTTTGTCTGCCGATAGATTTCAACCCTCGACAGGGCTTTCGGCGAATAGTTGTTTTGCGTGAAGTAGTTGTATGTGGCCGCGAAACCATCTTGGAACCCACCATTTTGATTTCCGCTGGTGTGGGCCCTGCTCATGTTGGCGTTGATCGACATTGCCTGCGTGCGGCTAAACATTGCATTTATCTGTCTGGTTCCGGACTGAACATTTGACAAGTCCAGTACAGGACGAATCGTTGGCTGTGCGTCTATGTCACTGTTGATATAGTCCGAAATCTTCGACACCGCCTCCGTGAGTCCAATTCGAGCTTTCGAGCCCATCTCGGCACCAGCACGATATGACTTGTCGGCATAATCACCGATTGCTCCAACGAAGGCAACACCGAAGAAATCGCCGATTTCATACCCCACTTTCGATGGAGAATGCTCGTCGAGTTCCCGTCTTGCAGCGCGAGCAGCCGCAGCGGCCATTTCGGCAGCTTTTGCTTCCGCCAGGAATGTGTTGGCACTGATGCCATTGGCGAATCCAGCTACCATGTCGCGGGCGGCGTCATAGAATTCGGTATTTCGTATAATAATGGATGACAGCGTGTCCGTAATAATCTCACCAAATGCAACAATTGGAAGCCCAGCCTGAGAACGGATTCCCATGACCATATACTTTACCGTCAGTTGACCGAAAGTTTGGAAATTGGGGAGTTTCCCATTCAGAGTTGTAAGGATATTTCCTACCATCA